CACAGGTAGAGACCCTTACAACAGAGCAAGTTAAGTGCATGGTTAAGGGTAAGGGTACACGGATCGCTACAGTGACCTTCATTAAGGCAGATGGCACTCTTCGTACTATCAACGGTCTTTTTCGTCCCTCTTCACACATTATTGGTAGTGAGCGTGGGCAAATCCAGGGTGAGCAGATGAAATCTCGTGGACAAATCCCTGTCTATGATCTAGTATCACGTCACTGGAAGTCTTTTTATGCTAACAAAGTAGTTAACATTAAGTAACCCCCTCCAGAGGAAATTGAGCAATGGTACACGATAAAGATGCAGTATATCACGAGTGGTTTTATAAGGTTCCCTATGTACCCTTTAAACCTGAGTGGAAGGTGAAGGCTATACCACCTTTTGCAGGAGCGATTGTCAGGTATATAGTAGAATACAATAACAAAAGCGTTTCAATATACCTTGACGTAGATTGTTCATTGGGTTATTTTGGTGATGATGAACCTTATTGGGAAATGTACCCTGGTTATGAAGACGAGACTAATAGATTCCATGTCTATGATGTAGAGAATTTGGTTGGGTGTGTGGGTTTGTCTTTGAAAGTGGAAGGAGATACAAAATGAACTATTCAATCGAAGAACACATGCGTGAAATGGGTATCATCCCTATGAGCTTCATGGGGGATCTAGAGGCTGCTAGTACCCTACACGACAAACTGGTGAGCCAAGGATACTATAGCAACAGCCGCCAGAGTTTCATTGACCCCCGCGACGAAAATGGGGAGATGCCTTACTAGTTTTTACTGGTAATGTATTGATAGAAAAGCATAAAAGGAGTTAACTATGACTAACTATAACGATGGAAAATGGCATGGATGGAACGGTGGAGAGTGCCCTGTGCACCCTAAGACAAAGGTTGAGGCTTGTGGGGTAAGGTGGTATGGGGCTGAAACTGCAACCGATTTTGACTGGGATGAATCTGCTGAACATGATATCATAGCCTTCCGTGTTATTGAGGAATACAAAGAACCTCGTGTGCTGTGGGCCTTGATCCTTGATAACACTGTTGTCTATAGTACCACTGATGAGAGTCAAGTTAAAGATGGGGTAGGTGAGTGGGGCGCTGTAGGTGTTACACTTCATAAATTCGTAGAGGAAACAACATGAGCACACGTAATCTAAACGACATCACCCAAGAGTTCTCTGGTGTAGCCTCTGAGCCACGAGAGAGCCTGTACCAGCGTGAGATTGACATCTTTTTGGCTAATGGGGGTAGTATCACCAAATGTCCAGATGGACCCTACGAGGGCCAATTGAAGGGCTGGGGAGACCCACGCTATGGTAAGCCTGGAGGGAATGTATCTGCTGACATGTGGTCCAGTGATCTGACTAAGGATCGGGACTTGGATAAGCGTACAGTAGAGGATAAGTAATGAAGACATCAAAGGAATACACTAAACTGTGTCGCAACCTAGCACACAAGTATAACGCACCATGGCACTTTGATGACTTGGTATCGGAGGGGTTAGTGGCTATATATGCTGAACTTGAGAGAGACCCTAAGAGTAAAAGGGTTATCGTAGAGGCTAAAGAGGCTATGTGGGAGTACATTAACCTTAAGACACGGACTGTAAGCCTACCAGATGTAAATGAGGTCCGATACATCACATCAAGTGACACCTCTTGGATTGATCAACATAGTAATTGGAGTGATGATGCTCTAAAATGGTTGTCTATGGTACTACAAGGGTCTCAGGGGACACTAGCCCATGATGATGTGAGTGTAGAAGGTCCAGAGGAGGCATTGATCAGGAAGGATGCTGTTACTAAGATTTTCAGTGTAGCTGAAGACACTCTTGAAGGTAGGTCTCTGGAGATATTCCTGTTGTATTTTAAGGAGGGTGTAGGTCAACCTGAACTAGCATACACCTATGAAATATCCCAGCAAGGAGTGGGTAAGAACCTACAGAGGTCCTGTGATAGGGTGCGTAAGGCTCTTCGGAACCTACGGCTAAAGGTTTGATTATACTACACTAAATAGGTTGTAACAATTCGTGACTATTGGAATCCTGTGAGAACAAGTAATCAATAGTAAGAGAGACATACATATGTATTCATAAGTATTTAAATCATTATGGATTATATACTATAGATTATAAAACATATGTATAACATATGTATAACATATGTATAACATAAGTAGGAGACAATTATGTGTAGTAATGAGGAGAAACCCTTTGGCTGAACTTAGTGGTAGGCCTTGTGTGTTTGTAGACTGTGATAGTAGTGATGCTTTTTCATACAACATAGAAGGTATGTATGGGCAGTGTTTCTCATGTAAACGCAGCTACCCGCACAAGGGGATGAAGTTGAAATCTGGTACAGAGGAGAAGTACCCATTGAATAATAATAATAATAAGAACAAGTCTAGTGATCCCTTTTCTGATGAATATACACCTAAGATGGTAGTAGACAACACACCTAACAACAATATGCGGTTCAGGTCTTGGCGGGGTATCTCAGAGGCCACTATGGAGTTCTATGGTGTAGAGAGTAATGATACTAAGCAGACATACCCATATCCTAATGGGACTAAGAAGACACGGATCTTCCCCAAAGACTTCTCTCGCAATGCTGGGTTCAAAGCTGACAGTTTGTTTGGTAGTAATCTATTCCCTGTGTCATGTAGTCGTAAGATCACTGTGTGTGAGGGGGAATTAGACGCTCTGAGTGCCTACCAAATGCTTGCTGGGGGTGGGTACATGAACCCTGTAGTATCACTGCCTAGTGCCTCCCCTAGTGGCTCCTTCTATGGGAATGTAGAGAAGTACCTAGATAGCTTTGACCAGATTATCCTGAGTACAGATAATGATGAGGCAGGACGTAAGATAGCAGAGGTCCTGTTCGATATGTTCCCGTCTAAAGTCTATCTGATGGACCATGGTGACTACAAGGATGCTAATGACTTCCTGCAGGCTAAACAGAGTAAGGCATACAAGAGTGCATGGTGGGCAGCTAAGAAGTATAGTCCAGCAGGGTTTACAGCAGGGGCAGACGCATGGCTTAAAGCAGTACATGAACAGACACCCTATGAGTATACACCTACGTTCTCTAGTGACCTAAATGAGCTTCTACGGGGCTGGACTAAGGGTGGCATCACAGTAATCAAGGCACCTCCAGGTACAGGTAAGACTAGTGTATTCCGTGCAGCCCAGCATGATCTAGTGATGAACAAGGGGCAGAAGGTTGGCCTGTTGCACATGGAAGAGATCGATAGCACTACAGCACGAGGGTTTGCTACATACCAACTAGGTAAGAACGTCAGCACTCAAGAGGATCAGGAGTTCTATGGGATCACTAACGAGCAGCTAGACATCGCCATCACTGAGGTAGTTGAGAGCAACCGTCTTATCTCTTTTGAGATTAATCCACAGGATGCTATTGAAGATACGCTGAAACAGATTAAGTATGCTGTAACGGTGTACGGATGTGACTATGTTTTTGTGGATCACCTGCAGCGTCTGGCCTATCTATCTGGTGTAGACAATGCTACTAATGCCCTGACGGAATTGGGTGTACGTTTGGTTGAGTTCGCTAAGAGGCGTAACGTAGGGATCATCTGTATCTCACACGTCAATGAAATGGGTAAGACTAAGTATGCCGCTAGTATCGAAGAGGAGGCTATCCAGTTGATTGAGTTGAAGCGTGACAGTAAAGGTGATGATCCTAACAGTACGTTTGTTGAGGTCACTAAGAACCGTCCATTCGGGCGTACAGGGGAAGCTGGTTATATTCAGTACGATCCTGAGACAACTATTGTGACAGGAGGATAAGGTATGAGTAGTAAAGTAGAGACAGTCTACTATAATGAAATAGATCCTTATTGTTGCCTTTGGCTTGACAAACTTATGTCAGCAGGTCTAATACCTAAGGGGGATATTGATGATAGGGACATTAGGGATGTTAAACCAATCGACATTTCTGGATACGATCATTGCCATTTTTTTGCAGGTTTAGGAGGTTGGGCTTATGCCTATGAACAACAAAAGTACAGAGAACAAAGTGTCTGGACAGGAAGTTGCCCTTGCCAACCTTTCAGCAGCGCAGGTAAAGGAGATGGGTTTAATGACGAGCGGGACTTATGGCCTTACTGGTTCCATCTCATTACGCAGTGCTTACCTACTACAATCTTTGGTGAGCAGGTTTCAGGAAAGAAGGGACTTAGTTGGTTCAAACGTCTACAGTCTGACGTGGACTCACTGGGACGAGCAAGTGTTGCCCTCGACCTTCCGGCTGGTGGCTTCGGTGCCACGCACAAAAGGAACAGAACCTATTGGGTCGCGGAAGACACTCCCAACACCAACTGGGACGAGCAATCATGGGAAGAACCATGTAGTGGGTCGGCTGGACGAATGGGGGGGTTCAAGCAACCCTTTCCGTGGGACACCTCTTGGCAGAGTGCGTTGTGTCGCCTTCGAACTGTGGATGATGGGTTATCCTATGGAGTGGCTTCAACAGATGCCACACGTAACGCGATCTGCCCTCAAGTCGCATCCGCTTTTATTGAAACATACTATGAGGCACGAAAATGAGTAGTAAAGTAGAGACAGTATTCGATCTAGAAAGTGACGGGTTCCTGAATAAGGTTAGTAAGGTCTGGGTAGTATCTTACCAAGAGGTAGGTATGGATGCACCTGTATCCCTCTTGGACTATCAAGACATAGCGGAGTTCTTTAGTGAAGATCGTACCTTCATTGGTCACAACATCATTAGCTATGACTTTAAGGTAGTAAAGAAGATCATGGGTGTACCTCAACCACCGGAGCACTATGACACACTACCATTGGCACGTTCACTAATGCCGGGTCGTAGCTCGTATGGTCTTGATAGCTTTGGTGATAAGTATGGCATCCCTAAGCCTAAGGTCACAGATTGGTCAGAGCAACCTATTGAGGTATACATTAACCGCTGTGAAGAGGATGTTAAGATCAACATGGCATTGTGGATGGATCTGCGTAGGAAACTAGGAGAGTTGTATGAAACCCCTAAACGATGATGCCATTAGGTACATTAAATATCTAAACATGAAGATGCAGTTCATGGCTGACCAAGAGGACTACCGCTGGAAGTTGGATATACCTAAGGCAGAAGCACTCTTGGCTAAGTTGGAAGCTATTGTGGAGGAGAAGACTAATGCACTAAAGAAATCTATGCCTAAGAAGGTTATCCTTAAAACTGTCAATAGGCCTAAAGTGATGCACAAAAAGGATGGCACCTTGTCAGCCCATGGTGAGAAGTTTGAGGCACTACGTAAGAAACATAAGCAACACTACAACGTAAAGACCTTTAACATTATTGATGGCTATGAGGATGGCAACCCTAGTTCACACCAACAGGTAAAGGATTGGCTAGATAGCCTTGGGTGGGTCCCGTGTACCTTTGACTTTAAGCGTGACAAAGAGACCAATGAGACACGTACTATACCACAGGTCAGGGAGAACGGAGAGCTTACTGAGAGCGTCAAGAGGTTGATTGAGGTAGACCCAGCAGTGGAGATCATGGATGGCCTCACTGTAGCCTCTCACAGGGCCTCTACGGTCAAGGCTTTTTTAGAGTGTGTAGATGATGAAGGGTATCTTGTAGCGGGGTCACACGGCTTAACTAACACACTACGTTTTAAACACGCTAAACCACTAGTGAACCTTCCTGGTGTAGATAAACCATATGGCGAGGAAATCAGGGGGTGTCTTATTGCACCAGAGGGTTATGTCTTGTGTGGTGCCGATATGGACAGCCTAGAGAACAACACTAAACTACACTACATGTGGGAATACGACCCTGAGTACTGCAAGGAACAGATGAAAGATGGTTTCGATCCCCACTTGGACCTAGCTAAGTTTGCTGGTGCTGTTACTCAAGGTCAGATCGATGATCATGTATCCGGTAAGGTGTCTCTAGGAGGCCTCAGGAAGGCGTATAAGGTCACTAACTACTCTGCCACGTATGGTATCCAGCCTCTGGGTCTATCGCGCCGTGGTGGCTTCTCTGTGGCTGATGCTACATCACTGCTGGATGCCTTCTGGAAACGTAATTGGGCATTGGAAGCTATCGCTAAGAAGACTAAGACTAAGAAGACAAGGGACGGCAATCTATGGTTGTATAACCCTGTGAGTTGTTTTTGGTATTCTTTACGATATGAAAAGGACAAATTCTCTACCCTGAACCAGAGCACAGGTGTTTATTGTTTCGATACGTGGTTGAAGTACTGTGTTACTACAGGTCTAAAGAGTATTGGTCAGTTCCATGATGAAGCGATCTTCTTGGTTAGGGAGGGTTGTGAGAATTGGACTACCAAATGTATCGAACAGGCTATGCTGCAAACTAACGAGGAGTTAAAACTGAATGTAGAATTAAGTACCACCCCTGAGTTTGGTAGTAACTACGCAGAGATCCACTAGTTATTGTAATTATTTCACTGATTGTAACATTTCGTGAGTAGTGGAAACCTGAAAACATGTGTAATGTAATATACAAGGGTAAGACACCCTAATAAGATTTAAACCCCGAAGAAAAGGACGACAAAGAATGGCATACGTAGATTTTGAAGGTACTGTATCTTGGTACAAAGGCTTCGAGACTAACCGTGATATGGGAGAGAACTTGGAAGAAGGTTCAGACACACGTAATAAGATTGAGGCAGAGCAAGGCCACTATGTCTGTAACGTGTACATCACACCAGAAGTAAAGAAGCAGATGATCGCTGATGGTGTACCTAACTCCGGTATGGTTGGTCAACTCTTTAAAGAGGATGCTGATGGGAACCTTTTTTATAAGTGTAAGCGACCACACTTTAATACTAAGGTTAATCAAGGTGAGGGTAAGGTCTTTGGCCCCCCAGTTACTGTAGCTGCTGATGGTGAGACTTGGGATACAGCTATTTATGACGAAGATAAGAAGCTAGTAAGCGGTACACCTATCGGTAATGGTTCAAAGGTTAAGATCCGTTTGGATGTATGGGAAAAGAAGATCGTAACATGGCACGCTACTAAGGTACTTGATCTGGTAGAGTATGAAGCTGATGAAACTGGTTTGGGGGGCTTTTAATAATGGACTTTGATACAGACGATGGTGTGGAGACCTACATTTTTACTTGTGAGGATGGGTATGGTGTCACTACTACTCGTAAGTTTTCTGTAGAGAACCTGCATGACTTCGCTTACAATATTCTGCAGTTCACTAACCAAGTAGGTTATGCTTATGTAGATATGCTTGAGTTTAGTGATGAGGAAGGTACTATTTGGCGGGCTGAGAACCTGTGAAGGCAGTATTGATAGACGCAGACATCATAGCTTACCGTTCTGCCTTTGTCAGTGAAGATAGACCAACATGGCACGCGAAGGGGGTGGCTGGGGATCTAATCTCTAGTATCCTCTTCGACTGCTTCTACCCTGCGAGTTATACGTTGGGGGAAGACGTGTTCTTGTATCTCACTGGTTCAGGTAACTTCCGGTATGAACTAGCCACCATAAAGCCATACAAGGGCAACAGAGTAGGTAAGGAGAAGCCAAGGCACCTGAGTGACGTAAGGGACTACCTAGTGTCTGAGTGGGGTGCTGTAGTGATCGAAGGTTCAGAGGCAGATGATGCAATTGCTACTAAAGCCACTGAGCTGAAAGGTGACTGTGTTATTGTGTCAGTAGACAAAGACTTCCTGCAGGTACCCTCTACCATGTATGACTTCACTAAGAAGAAGTGGACTAAGATCAACAAGGTACAGGGCAACAGGTTCTTCTATCTACAACTGCTAACTGGTGATACTGCTGATAATATTCCTGGTGTCATGGGTGTTGGACCTAAGAAGGCTGAGAAGGCATACGAGGGTTGCACTAATGAAAAAGAATATTTCGATGTAGCCTTGAAAATGTACGGTGGAGACTTAGATGCTTTAGTAGAGAACGCCAGACTACTTTGGCTAAGACGTAAACCAGAAGAAATGTGGGAGCCACCAGAATGACACAAATTGAAGTAAAACTGAACCCAGACGTAACCCCAGCAGGGTCTGACCTGTCGGTAGTCAATGCTGCCCGCCGTAGCTTTAATACCCGTAGTGAGTGGGACCAAGAGTTGGTAGACCACGTCTCCTTTCACAAAGTTAGGAATACGCTTAAACCTAAAGACAAACGCCTGCTGGAGTTTCTTGCTCGCGGTATGACTGCGGATGACTTTGATTCATTCCTACACAGATGCGCTTCTGAGGGTAAACATTTATACAAGGAGTGGGGTAATAAGCATGAGCATCAGTTCTTAACTAAAAAACTCTGGCAGTGGCGCAATACCCCGACCCATGACACACCATTCAACCACACGTTTATCTCGTTTGAGGTTCAAGCACCTATCTTTGTACGAGCACAGTTGGTTAAGCATGAGTATCTTATTATGAGTGAGTTCTCTCGGCGGTACATCACAGATGATATTAAGTTTTATGAGCCTGATGTGTGGCGTAAGGCAGCAGAGAATAAGAAACAAGGGAGTAGTAATAAGGAGGTTAAGGATCTTGTTGTGGAGGGTCATGATAGGTATTTACCTGAACACCTCAAAGAGACTATGGGGGTTAAGGACGCATATGACTCTGTATTAAATGAATCTGTGGTGTCTCTTTATAAAGACATGATCCATGCGGGTGTAGCACCAGAACAAGCACGTATGGTACTGCCACAATCTACTATGACTGAGTGGACGTGGAGTGGTACACTAGGTGCCTTCGCTAAGATGTGTACCCTACGTCTCCACCCAGAAGCACAGTACGAGGCACGGGTGGTGGCTAATAAGGTCTATGAGTATTTGAAAGAGTATTACCCAGTTGGTGCTAAGGCATTGGTAGAGGGAGTGTGAGAAATGCCTGATATTTCAATGTGTGTGAGTGACACATGTCCCAAGAGTAAAACCTGCTACCGACACGAGGACAGTGGCACAAAACCAAGTGAGTTTAGGCAGTCATACTTTATAGGCAACGACCCAGACAAATGTAAATACTATTGGCCAGTAAAGGGGAATGGAAATGACTAACCTAACACTAGACACAGACGAACTTGGCATCTGGCTCATAGACGATACACCACAGGGACCAGAGCAGATGGGGTTTATCTCTTGGAAGGAGGTTACCCGTGGTGTTCAGACAGCATTACTTCAGGAGAAGTTCTTGATTGCCTTGGCTGAGATGGATAAGGATTTACTGTAATGGGTAGGACAAGTGATCTGGAGGCTCTTATAATGAGTTGTTGGTCAGTTTGTGATGACCTTGAGGTGGTTTACAGACAGTTGGGTGATGGGGAACGTGAACCTACGTCAGACGAGATGATGAACACCCTAATGGGTATGAAGCAACTGTACCAATGGAAGTTCGAGCAACTTTTCGATACATACGAGAAAGTGTTACACGAACACGGTAAAGGGGAATGAAGATGACTGACGAAGACACCCGTGAACTCACCGCAAAAGAAATCTGTGAGGCTTGGGTTGAGGCTGGTATGGGGGACGAATGCTTTTGGGAAGGATGGCCTGAGTGTCCTACTCCCTATCACAGCCTTACCCCTAACATGGTACTGACTGCTATGAAGGATCTACCGTAATGGAACTATCAAGAGATACCTTGGTATGACTAATAAATATAGATCAGGTCTAGAGGAAAAGGTAGCAAAAGAACTAACCACCAAAGGTATTACATTTCAATACGAAGAGAGGAAGGTAAAGTATGATGTACATGAAACAAGAACCTACACCCCTGACTTTGAGTTGCCTAATGGTATCATAATTGAAACCAAAGGTAGGTTCACTACATACGATAGGAAGAAGCACCTATTGATACAGAAGCAACACCCTAGTCTAGACATTAGGTTTGTTTTTAGTAACCCCAACTCTAGGCTTTACAAGGGTTCTAAGAGTACCTATGCTTCATGGTGTGATAAGTATAACTTTAAGTATGCTAAGAAGCTAATACCAAAGGAGTGGATTAATGAGAGAACCTAAGCCAGAAGACATCCTAGTGTGGAATGTACTAGAGGGTCCAATTAATGCAGAAGACATGCCCTATGATGAACAACCGGATCACCCTGAATATGTATCTCACCTAATCCTTGGTGTATCTGATAAAGCAAAACCACTAGAGATGTTTGAGTATGAGCTTTGGTTTGGTAGTCTGGATGAAGCATATAAGTATAAAAGGAAAGTAGACATGTGTATGGAACCTAAGAGTATCACGGAGGTGCTGATGTGAGTAAGACATATGTAGTGTGGTCTTGTGCTCACACAGATGCAGGCACAAGTAATGAACGGTTTGATTGGCTAGGAGAGTTCCTATATGAACTAAAACCTGATGTAGTCATTGATCTAGGGGATGGTGCTGACATGCGCAGCCTCAATAGTTACGATACACGTTATCCACAAGCAATTGTTTCCCAGAGTTATGAAGGTGACATTGATGCTTATAATGACAGTCAGGAACGCCTTCGTAGTAAGTTTAAACATAACCGTAAGAAGCGTCCACATTGGGTAGGGTTTGAGGGAAACCATGAGCATAGAATCAAAACGGCTATCAAACATGATCCACGATTGGAGGGAGACAAGTACGGGATTTCCTTTGGGCATCTTCAAACAGACCACTGGTTCAACGAATACCACGAATACAAAAATTCAGCCCCCTCTATCGCTTCTTATGGCGGTGTCGATTTCGCTCACTACTTTGCTAGTGGTAATTTTGGGTCAGCTACTTCTGGCACTCACCATGCTTACACAGTCATCAACAATCGCCACCGTTCTTCCGTATGTGGTCATAGTCATAAACGTGATGTTTACTTTAAGGATGGTCCCGGTTCTCTGGGTATGGTGGTCGGCTGCTATAAGGGCAAGGAAGAAGGGTGGGCAGGGCAAGCGAATAATGACTGGTGGAAAGGTATTGTAGTTATGCATGATGTAGACAATGGTCGCTTTGAACCTCAGTTTGTTTCTATGGCGATACTTAAGAAGGAGTATGGTTGTTGAGTAAACGTAGTAACTTCGAAAAGGTGCCTCGTGACTTCTACCCTACGTTCGATACTAATGCTACACCCCCTAGTTTCATTCGTGAGATTAGGGGTAAGCGTTATGCAGAGCCTTGTGTCGGTGAAGGGGATCTGGTAGACCTCCTGTACGATGCAGCTATTTGTAAGTGGGAGAGTGACATTGAGGCTAGGGGTTGTGGTTATCTATACGATGCTATGTGTTTGACTAAGAATGAACTGTCTAAGTGTGACCTTATCATCACTAACCCACCGTACACACGTAAGGTTGTACTACCCATGATCGATCACTTCATCAGCCTAAAACCTACCTGGCTACTTCTACCTGCCGATTGGATGCACAACAAATACTTTGGACCTTACATGGGTAGATGCTCTAAAGTTATTTCAGTTGGGCGGTTGAAGTGGTTCAAAGACAGCCTACATAGTAGTACAGACAACTACTGCTGGTACTTCTGGAAGAAGGGGGCATCAAGTGACACAGATACAATCTTTATTGGAAGGGATTAAGTTATGAACATCGCATTGCTGCTGCTGGGGATCTGGGTGTTGGTATCTCAAGCACTCTCTGTTTATGAAGACAGGGAATCATCCGCAGCAGATCACATCGCATCCTTCACTGTTCTACTTGCATTCTGGGCGCTTGTGTACTTCTCAGGTATCCCTACACTGTTTTAATATTTTAGGAGAGGAAGACAATATGATTACTTATGAAGACCTAACAGACATGGGTTACTATGATGAAGGTGAAGATTATCCTACACCTATGGAGATGGTACGGGAGTTTAAGAAGGCAGCACAACAGACATCCAACATTGAAATGTCTCTTCGACTGGTCCGAGAGGAGTTTGATGAGTGGTTGATTGAGGTGCTAAACCCTAATGGTAGTAATTCTGCAGAACTCAAAGAACTCTCTGACCTAGTGTATGTGATCTATGGCTATGCACTTGCTAGAGGTTGGGACTTGGATGAAGCACTAACACGAGTGCATGAGAATAACATGGCACGTATGGTCCAAGACGATGGCACTATTCAGCGTAGGGAAGATGGTAAGATCATCAAGAACCCTAACACACCAAAGGTACAACTGGGGGACTTAGTATGAAGAGTTTTATTATCGCTACACTACTCACTATCAGTATGGCTACATCAACACTAGCTGAACCTATCGGGGATAGCCCAAGTGTAACCCTTAAGCCTATTGACTATGCTGATGGTATCACTACAGCTATCGGTGTGGCAAATGGTTTCGAAGAGGGTAATCCTATTATTGCTTGGGCAGGTAAGGCAGCACCCGTAGTAGCTCTAGCAATGAAATATGTAGCTAAGAAGGTTCTTGTTGCTAGTGGTGTGCCTGTAGAGGATGCTGATCATGCTATTGGTATCGGGTCAGCCTTTGGTGTAGGCAACAACGTATTGATCCTGGCAGGTGCTAGTGGTCCTGTAGGTCTTGCTGCTGGTGTACTGGTTGCCCTAGCCTACAATGACATGCGCTACAAAGATAAGTCACCAAAGGTTCTTGAGTGGACTGCACAGGAAGGGCGTTGATTAAATGAAAGTGTACATTATAGCGTTCTTCTTTGTAGTAGCTGCACTTGCTGCACTGGGGACATCTATCGGGTTGTCTTATGCGATCTGATGTGGTAGCTGGGGTGATGCTATCTCTCTTTGGGTTGGTGTTACTCTCTAGATTTATTATAGGATAAAAGGACCGATGATATGTTCACAGCAGAAGAGATTGACGGAGAAGAGTGGGGGGTTATTGATGAGGGTATGGGGTGGACAGGTTGCCTAGTTGAAGGTGGTATGAGTAAGAAAGCTGCAATACTCTATGCGGAACTGATGAATGCAGTGTATGACCGAGTTAAGAAAGATATTGAAGATGGGTACATTAAAGGTGACAAAGCATGAGTTGGGTAACGCCAGCTTGGGTTATAGTTGGGGATGGTGTAATTAAACAATATCATGAAGGTAGGATTAGCCTAGAGTACGCAGAGAAGAAACTAAAAGACATGGGTGTACCAGAGAGTATGCTTAATAGGTTGTATGAAAAGGAAGAATAAAGCATGA